TTTGTGTTAACAGGCCCTAGGGGGAAACCGGGAACGGGCGGGAAGAAGTGGGAACGGGCGGGAAGGCTTTGAAACACAACGACTTAGCCATGATTGAGGGGGTCGGGGTCGCAACACTTCGGGCGGCGGTTGGTCTGAGGTGAGCGTGGCGGGCCTGGAAACCGTGGCTGGCGGGTCGAAAGTTGGGCAAACGCCCTTTGCACCGGGCTGGAAGCCATTTTCACCCGCCGCCACAGTGACGGCCCGAAGTGTGGCGAACTGTGACGCCAAGCGTGGCGCCAAACCGGCCCCGGCTCCTATGTAGGGGCCTGGACCCCTCAAAAACCGGAACTGTGGCGCCCCGCAACACTTGCCGAGGCGAAAACCGGGCCACCAGAACGGCCCAGGCGCCGCGATCTCGGCCCCGCCAAGGCCTCGGCACGGCCGCCAGGCCCGACGCCTTCTAGGCCGTTTTACGGCCTCGGCCCTTCCCCCAGCTCTGGATGATCAGCTCGCCGGTCGGCGCCCGCTTTTTGGCATCCGCCTGCACCGTGTAGGTGATGCCCACCCGCTGCATCTTGAGCCCGGCGAACACCCGGCGCATGTCCGGGTGGTCGTTCACCGTCACGATGCCGCGCCCCTGCATCGTCGCCATCAGCTCGGCCATGTGGACGTACTCATCCAGGCCGAAGCTGCTGCCGTAGCCGGCCGTCTTCCAGTACGGCGGGTCCATGAAGAACAGCGTGTGGGCTCGGTCGTATTGCTCGACGCATGCCCGCCACGGCCGGCGCTCGACGAACACCCCATTCAGGCGCAGATGCACCTCGCTCAAGTCCTCCTCCATGCGCAGCAGGTTCAGCCTGGCCGGCGCCGTCGTGGCCGTGCCGAACGTCTGCCCCACCACCTTCCCGCCGAACGCCAGCTTCTGCAGGTAGAAGAACCGCGCCGCCCGCTGCACGTCGGTCAGCGTCTCGGGCTCCGTCATCTGCGCCCACTCGAACAACTGCCGGCTCGACAGCGCCCAGCGGAAATGCCTGACGAACTCGTCGAGGTGGTGCTGCACGACGCGATACAGGTTGATCAGCTCGCCGTGTATGTCGTTGAGCACCTCGACCTTCGTCCGGTGCTCTCTCAAAAAGAACAGGGCAGCCGCGCCGCAGAACGGCTCCACGTAGCAGCTGTGCTCGCACTCGGCGAGCAGTGGGAGAAGGTGGCGGGCGAGACGCCGTTTGCCACCCATCCAAGGGATCAAGGGAAGGGCCAATGCGAACTCCGTGGTCGGTAGACTCGCCCCGCCTCCCGGGAGGTAGCAGGGCCTTGGTCGGTTCGCAGGCATGCACTGCGGAAAGGCGGCCAGGTCGGGTGTTAGCGCACTTGACCTGGTCGCCCTGTTTTTTACTGAGGCCGCCACACCTCCCGCGCCCGCGCCGTCGCCGCGATGCGCTCATTGAGCCCGGCCAGCGCCGGTCCGTTGATGACCCGCGTGATGCCGGGCACGTCGCCAGCGTCAGCCAGCGCATTGCAACCACGCGAGTCCCAGAACTGAAGCGCCACCCGCGCCGCTGACGCCGGGTCTCGCACCCACTCCGGGTGGCCGACCAGGTCGAGGCCGAGCAGCTTGCTCATCGCGTCGTAATTGCTGCGCCCGGTGAGCTGCAGATAGCCCGACCCGCGAAAGCGCCAGCCGTCGCCGCTTGCCTCCGGCCCGTTGCCAAGCCGCCCGGCATAGACGCGGTTCGCGATGGCCGACGCGCCCTGCACGATCAGACTGCGCGCATCGTCAACGCCTTGCACCGCGCTGAACATGGCATCAAGCCGAGCAGGGTCTCGGTAGTTCAGGTTCTCGACCATCGTCGTCAGGCCCATCGTCTCGACAGCAATCTGCCCCATCAAGCAAGCCAGCCGCGCCGGCGTGTTGACCTGGCTCTTCACCCGCGCCGCCTCCAGCGCCGCGGCATGCACCTGCACCTGCGAACACATCGGCGCGAAGCGCTTCAGCGCCGCCACCGAGATCACCACATCGCTCATCGCCACTGCTCCTCATAGAAGCGCTCCGACGCCGCGACGATCTCCTTCTCGTCCGCCTCATTCACGCCCAGGAACGGCCGTGCCGGCAACACCACCTGCTTGCGCAGCAAGTACTGCACGACGCCCTTCTCGTCGACCAACATGAATTGCCCCTTCAAGCTCTGCACGACATGCAGGCCTGGGAAGTTGCGCGGGCTGCCCGCAGCGCGCGCCTGCGGCGTCACCGGGATCGACAGGAACGGCCCCGCCTTCGCGCGGATCGTGGCGCCAAACTGATGCGCAGCTGCATAGGCCACGTTCGTGCCCACCGTCACGCTCGTCTCGCTCGCCTCGTAGGTGATCGAGTTGCGCAGCCGGCGCGACAGGCTCAGCGTCTGGCCGCCCTCGTGCTCGGCGCGCCAGCTCTTCTTCCACGCCATGCCGTCAGGCCCCACCTGCTTGCGAAAGCGCAGCTGCACCGAGGTCTTCAGCACGCGGCCGATGTTCTCCCACAGCGGCCGCATCCGCCCGCCCAGCGGCAGGCCCAGCCGTACCTTCTCGATGGCCGGGCGGATGCCCGTGTCCTCGACCTTGACCTTGATGTCACTTCCCATCGCGGAACGCCTTCTCTTTCTCAGCCAACAAGTCGCGCTGCATCTCGATGCGGCTGCTGCCCGGCGCGTAGGCAAAGCCGGGCCCGACGCCCTTCGGCACCTCGCTCACTTCGCCCGTGCGCGGGTTCGTGTACTGGCGCATCTGGTCCGGCGGCGCCTGGTCCGGCTCGGCCTTGCCCATCGCTGCAGCCTGGTCGGCGCTGAGCTGGATCGTTCCGCAGCGGCAACCGAAGTCGTTCGGCGGGAAGTGCGTCATCCACCACGGGTCATCGGCCCGCAACACCAGGCCATCCCACGCCGCATGCTCCGGCCGCGTGCGCGCGTCGTTCACCGCGTCGTACATCAGGTACGGCGCGTCCGCCTTCGTCATGCGGATCTGCGCCCAATGCCCGGCCGCGTAGCTCGTCTGGATGTTCGTCTCGAAGATGGTTTGCAGCCGCCTCGGCGAGCCCAGCTGCACCAGCTGCTCCTCGCCTGTCTGCGGGTCCGTCATCTCGGCCTTGCCCCACCAGCCCGCCTCCACCAGGCGCGGCTTGAGCTGGTCCTTGAACTGCTCCAGCGTCTGCCCTTCGCTGATGGCCTTGTCCACCGCCATGCGCACATCGCGCAGCAGGTCGACGTGCATCATCTTCGCGACCGTGAACGCCAGGTCATGCTCGTACTGCCACACCTCCTGCCAGCCGAAGCTCGTCGTGTAGCCCTTGCCGCGGAAGAACTCCAGCGCCTTGCGCGGCTCAAGGTCAAAGCGCAGCTCAGCGGCCATCGGCTGCGCCTCGCTGGTGGTTGCACTGCGCGTGCGAGATGTCGAGGTTGCTCATGGCATCCGTGCCGCCCTTGCTCAAGGGCAGGACGTGCTCCAGCGTCGCGTCCACCTCGTCGACGTGCCGGCCGCACACGAAGCACGGCACCGTCCCATAACAGCGCTTGCGCTTCATCTTGTAGACCGTCTCGCGCCGCTGCTTGCGCACCTGGGATACACGACGACCGGAGCGATGGCGCTTGCCCATCGCTCAACCCCTCTTCAAAAGGCCTGCGAACTTGCCCAGCAGCCCCGGCTTCTTCACCGCCAGCCCGCGCCCGATCACATTGCCCGCGAACGTGGCCCGCGCGATGGTCTCCACCGTCGCCGGGTCCGGCTTGGCATCCAGCAGCCGCGCCATGCCCTCGCGGAACGCGACCAGGTCGCCGCTGTTCTCCAGCATCGACACCAGCTCCTCCACCGGCCGGCCCATCAGCTGCTTCCACTCGCCGGCCAGCTGCTCGGCGCCCGAGCGGATCGCCTCCGCCCGCGCCTTGTTGAACGCGCGCTGCGCAGTGGCCGCGCCCAGCGGCGCGCCCTCGGCAAAATCGGCTGGTTCGTCGACGGCGCCGCCCGGGAAGCCCCCCGCCAACGCCGGCGGTACCGGCGCAGGCGCCTTCTTCGTCCAGCCATCGCCGTAGGTCTGCTGGATGTACTGCTCGCTGGGCTCCCAGCCCATCTGCACCAGCTTCTGATCGCGCTCGGCCAGCTTGGCGGTGTCCTCGGGCTCGTCGAACACGCGGCGCACGGTCGGCGGCTTCGCACCCGGCACGTTCAGCTCGGTGATCCAGGTCACCAGCGTTGTCTTCAGCGTCTCGTCCAGCTCGTCGGCGTCGTCCTTCGCCACCTCCAGCCGCACGTCGTCCTGCACGTTGGCTTGGCTGCTGCCCATGCCGGCCGACGACGCCGTCGTGCTCATCGTCTCGCCCAGCACCGCCTTGCTGATCAGCTCGTCCATGTAGCGCACGAGCTTCTCGTAGGTGTCCACCGTGCCGCTGCGAGACGCCTCGATCAGGTCGATGGTCATCCCCTCCGGGATGATCACGCCGCTCTCGCGGCTGATCGCCTTCAGCGCGCCCAGCAGCTTCTTCTGCTCGGTCTGCTGTGCATTGGGCGGGTACTTTCCCAGCGCCGTGGGCGAGCCGAACTTGTCGGCAAAGGTCAGCCAGAACGTGATGCCGTTGCGCTTGAAGAACACCGGCCAGAACAGCATGCTGCCCACGGCCTCGCCGTAGGGGCTGTCCTCGGTGTCGGCACCGCGGCGGTGGACGATGAACTTCCGAGGCGGCAGCTCTTCACCCAGCAGCGGCGCCTCGCGCGTCAGTAGCCGCATCTCGTCCTTGATGTCGAACGTGAAGCGCCGCGCATTGCGCGCCTTCAGCTTCTCGGGCAGCAGCTTGCCGTCCTTCACCGCCCACATCACCTCCACCACGGCAAAGCCCTGCAGCGTGGCCTCCAGCAGGCGCTTGCAGAGGGCGTTGAACTGCATGCCCGCCAGGTAGTCGCGCACCAGGTCGGCGGCGGCCACGTCGGCCGGCGCCTCGCTGGCAGGTTCCACCACCCAAGGCCGCCCGGTCACGGCCAGCTTGCGCTTGGCCAGCACCGCGCCCGCGTGCGCGTCGCGCTTCAGCTCCTGGTAGACCTTCAGGCCCTTGCCTGCGGCGCGTGTCTTGAGCGTGTCGTCTTCGTTGAACTGGAT